TGTGCAAAATGATGCGGCACGTAATTGGAGTCTGGACGATATCAGCATCAAAGCCGCCTCGATCCCCTGCCACTCGGACGCGGACGTGTTTGGGTCGTGGACGGAAAGCGACGGCGTATATGTCGAAACGACGGACGTGGATGCGGGAAGCATGGCTGCTAGGTTAGTGCGAACAACGGCATCAGCGAATGTGTATCAGAATGGCATTTTAACGTCTGGAAACTCGTACACCGTTTCTGTGAAGAACAAGTCTGCGGCTGGAAGTGCGGCTGTTACGATTGGTGTTGGAACGAATACGCAGTCGTTTTCTTCTAACGCGACATGGACGAAGAATGAGTTTACTGGCACGTCAAATAACACGTTTGTAAAGATCGATCTCGGAGTAAACAGTTCCACGCTACTAGTTGACACCGTCTCCTGCAAATCCGCCGCCATTGCCGTGGGCAACGGACCAGCGGAAGCAGTGGCGAGAAACACCGGCAGCGGATCGAATCTCGACGGTACGTTCGTGGGAGTATCGGCGAGTGGGTTGATTACGAATTACAAGTCCGATGTGCCGACGCCGTTGAAAGCACAGGGAGGATATGCGTATCAGTTTGATGGGGTGAATGACATAGTCACCTGCGCCGCGCCGACAGTAATGCGGAACGAGAATACTTGGGCAGTGTCATTTTGGGCGTCTGCATCAGCGTACATTGACGCTCAACGGTGTGCGTTCTCGCTGAACACAGGAGGGGCACTAGCCAAGTCGTTCAACTTCTTTCCGTTTGATACGTCAGGTGGAAATGGAGCGCGCGTATACTTTGCCGGTAGTTCGCTAATAAACAATACCACACAGTCGATTGCAGACAGTGCGTGGCATCACTTTCTGTTTGTCAGTCGCTCAAGTACCGATCACGAGTTGTATGTGGATGGAGCGTCTGCGGGAACGTCAATTAGCGAAGCATCACTTGATTCTGCACTCGATCAATGCAACATCGGAGGATGGAAGGTTGGCGGAACACTGTGGTTCACTGGAAGACTCGACGACGTTCGCATCTACAACGTAGCACTCTCCCCCGCACAAATCGCAGAACTCTACGCCGGTACGGAAGCCACGGGTGCAACGCCCGTCCTTCGTATCGGATTTGACGAGGGTCCGTTTGGACAACCAAGCGATGGCGATGCGGTGTGGGGATGGGAAAGCCAGGAGGGCAATCGCTACCAGTTGGTCAACGGCACGCCCGCGAATCGAGTCGTGCATCGCCTCACGGGGATTAATGGCTACCCTGCGGAGGAAGGCGACGGCGCGACGGACATTATGCGGGTCGCGTCTGTCACGGCAATGTCGGTCGCGACACCGACGTTTGCGGTCGTATGCAAGCCGTATGACGTGATCCTGGGAACTCCCGCGATTCAAGCGTTGATGGCAGTTCAGGACGAGGGATCGACAAACAACTTCGTCTTCTTGGGGATCGATGCGGCGGGCAAGTTCACCGTGCAGGGAAACAACGCTGGCACAGCGTTTACGGTCACGGGTGCGTCCGTCCTTACCGATAACACCGACTACATCCTCATGGCAACGTGGGACGGGACGAACTGGCAGTTATCTATCAACGGCGTGGCGGAAACCGAGACTCGCACCGGCACGGAAGTCATCCCGGCGAGCATCACTGGACTGGACTCCACAACGCTGTTCGCGAGGAACACGAACAATATCGCGAGCAACTGGTTCAAGGGACTCATAGCGGAGCCATTTGCCGACACCTTGAGTGCAAACGAAATCAACCGCCTGATCAAGCATTGGATTCGCCGTTACGCCATCGTTGCCATCGCGGCACTGGCGATACTGACGGAGGTCGGGTCTGTGCTGCTAACCGAATCTGGGATCGAACTGTTCATCGGGTGAGCAAGAGCAAGATCAACAGTAAGAGAATTCACTATGGGAACGCCAATCTCCGCACTCGCCTCCGCATCCGCTTTCGGCACAGGCGATGTGTTACTCGGCAACGATAGCGGCACGACGAAGACGTTTCCTAAGTCGGTCATCGACGCGCTGTATGTGACCAAGCAGGGAAACTCAGAAGTCAATGGCGTCCTGAAATTCGGCGACGGCGGCACGTCGCATTACACGCAGTTCGACGCGACCGGGCACATGACGATGGTCGGCAACGCCCGCCCATGGCGCGACGCAATGACCGATGCTCTTGAGCTTCAGAAGTCCGGTACGGGCGTTGCGCTCAACGTCACGGAGGGGACGGTCGAGTTTGCATCCAACGCGGCGTATCACGCGACGTTCACCAGCGCGGACGCGATGTTCTGCAATATCCAACTGAACCATGATAAAGACCTGACGGCGAGCATCTATCCGCATATCCACTGGATTCAAGAGAAGAACTACACGCCGAACCTGCTGATCGAATACCGCTGGCAAAAAAACGGAGGCGCAAAGACGACGGCATGGACGAAGCTGAAATGTGACACACTGGCGTTTACCTACGTCTCCGGCTCGCTGAATCAGATTTCCTATGCGGCAGGAATTGCGGTTCCGGTCGGAACGGCGATCAGCGACATCGTGCAGTTTCGCATCTATCGCGATACAGGCGGGGCGAGTGGTGCAGGGTTCTACACCGGGGCCTGTCCGTACAATACAGGCGGCAACGCAGTCGTGGGCGTCTATGCGTTCGATTGTCACTTCCAGATCAATTCACTGGGCAGCACGGACGAGTACACAAAATGAGCCGAACCAAACCCATTACCATCGTCATGCCCGCCAAGACTGTTGCCGATAAGAAACGCATTGCTGAGTTTGAAGAAGCAATGAGTCGTCAAGTCGGATTCAAGGTTGTTATGGAACCTATAAAAGATAAGTCCGGCAACGAATCCCGCATCGTGGGTTGGCCGATGAGTCGCAGCGATCAAGCAGCGGTTGCGATGTTTATGCGTCGGGGGAAGAAACCGAACAATCCGGCTTTACTGACAACTGCCGACGTTCATGAAAAAAGACCCGTTCAGATCCTGATTGAAAAAGAGCTAACCAAAAAGTGATAAGTCATGCCAGCGTGGGTGAGTGGGTGAAAATCGTGGTCCACACAACCGGGACCTCCTTTGAACTGACTTCCACGCTGGATCCCTGATTTAATCCCGCATTACGAGGATGTGACTGCCATCGGGAATTCCTGTATAAAGTAGATTGTTCCAGGGAACTCCAAACTGAAAAGGTGCCTCCATGTCCTCCCTAGTCGTCAACGTCAGCACTGCCGCCAGCAATGAAATCATCCCCGCTGTTTCCGGAAAACGGATCCGTGTCCTTGGGTTGCAACTGATCGCGGCGGAAGAAGTCACCGTCACTCTGGAAGACTCGGACGGATTGAACCTGTTCGGTCCGATCCTGCTGGGAGCTTCCGGTGGAGTGGTCCTTCCTCCGGTATCCCCCAGTCCGTTGTACGGCACCGCATATTGCGAAGTTGCCGCCGGTAAAGCGGTACATCTGCTTTTGAACGGTGCGGTCCAAGTGGGCGGCGCCATCCAGTACGTCGTACAGAAATGAGCGGAGACGGTCATGGTCGAAACTCTGCCCTACACCTACACCACCGAAGAAGAAATCACCCGTGTGTTTTCTTCCACGGGTGTCACCCTACGGATTGACGACCTTGACCCTCTCGTCCTGACCGACTTCTGGACGGAGATTTGCAGCGAAGCCACCGACATCGCCAACACCTACTTGGAGGTCTTCTACGAACCCGAAGACCTGAACACGTCTTTCTGGGTCCGCTCCCGTTGCAAATGGATCGGGGCTTACCTGCTCTCCCTCCGTCGGGGGAATCCTGCCCTATTCCTGCAACGCTATGAAGAGGTCTTGGAAGATTTCCAACGGGTGTTCCAGGGTGAACTCATCATCCCGCGTCTACCCGTCCGGGAAGACTTCGTGCCGTCCATGAGCAATCTCGTGGTGGACGACCGGTTCCTCGTACAGAAGCTCCGCATCCACCCCGACATCTCGACTGGCAATCTGTCCTCGAAACAGCACATCAGCTACTACCCCGCCATCGACCTCCTCTAATCCCCAGAGAAAGGGGGGGGCGGGTATGCGGTCACCCTCGGTTTACATCAAGCAGAAGTGGGGCAAACTGGTCCGGAAGGTCACCGAGTACATGACGGCAGTTCGTCATGCAGGTTCCTCTGGCGCCAGATCCTCCCGTGCCGCCCAGGTCGCTGCAAACGTGTTCTGGGCTCATTTCGCCCACTCTTTCTTCTCCCAGGTCCACAAGAGTTATCTGGATCGCTCTAAGGGGCATTCTGACGACACAGGAGCGATCTGGGCTCCGTTGGCCGCATCGACCATCCGACGCAAGAAGAACCTCTCCAAGCGGCATAAGAAGGTCCATTGGACGAAGACCGATTTCCTCAAGTCTCGTTTCATCCCCGCCTCGAAAGCCTGGGGGTCGGTCTATTCTTCCCATTTCTCGCGTCTTTCCGCCACCATGGGAACTGCCGGCGCTCACTTGGAAGCCACCCGTATTGCCTGGGGAGTTTTACGGAAAGCCGGTCTGGAACCCAAGGTGAAACCCACCCAGGGAATTGAAGTCCCGATCATGATCGATTCGGGACGTTTGATCCGTTCCTATCGTCCGGGAACCATTTCCCGCTCTCGTTACTACCCACCGGCAGAGCAGGTTTTTGAAGTTGACGACAGTACAGTCACGGTCGGAACCATGGTCCCCTATGCCAAATACGCCGAACGTAAGAGACCGGTACTGCATTCCCAAAATACCATCTGGGTGCGGAAAGCCCTGGCCCAAGCGACCAATTCCATGGCAACCCGCATTACCATGTCCGACCCCACCATCAAAGTGAGAGTGTCATGAGTCTGGGACGATTGCTATTCGCCGTTCGTGGGATCCTCCGCACCGGTCTCGAAAACTGGTACACCCCCTTCACTTCGGAAGAAATCCAGATCATGCCGGGGGCTGAACCTCCCGCTTACAGCGGACAGAAATTCATCTCCATCCACGGGTTGAACTGGGATACAGGACAATCCGATGACATGCACCTGGGTCTGGATGAAGTTTACGGATTCGCCTGCACCCTCTCCATGCGTTCACCGGTAGTGCCTTACGACCGTCAGGGACCGGAACTCTACATCAAGTCCTTCATCGGCATGGAAGACATCTGCCGCCGCATTATCGTCCTGCTCCACCAGTCCATCCCCCTGATCCAAAGTTGGGACGAACTGATCCTCGAAGATGCGGACATCCTCAAGACCACCTTGGTCAACGAATACACCGTCAACCTTTCCACCGAATACCCTCGCTGGGTGAACTGTGACGCCGCACCGGAACCAGTGGATGGGTCTTGGTTTAGTGCCGACCCCATGGAAGCTGCCGGTCTGGTGATGCAGGTACGCTTCGGACAGGCTCGACGGATGCAAGCCTATGACCAGATGATTTAATCCCACCTTAGTGAGCCCGACCATGCCCACGCTAAAACCGTTCCGTTGTTCTTCCGAAACCTGTCAGAAGCGGAAACTGGACTCCCCGGAAAGCCTAATCGAATACTACGAATCTGCCCGGGAACCATGCACCTTCTGCGGCAGTGAAGGCACTCTCTACCCCCTGACTGAGATACATTTGCTCCAACCGGACGAGGACGGTATCATACACGGCAAGGATATTTCAGGACGACCGACCGGAGTTCGTTGGGAATTCTGTTGCGAAGCCTCACGTCGGGGTTATCGAGCGGGTGCCCGATCTTCCAGTTTTCCGGCATCATTCACCGGAGTTCCTTCAGCCGCAACATGTTACGAATGCTTGATGGAGTACGGCAGGATGAAAATCCTCCATACCCACAACAGTCGCAAAGTTCTTTCCTGAAAGACGAAACTCAGATTTGAGTTGCGGACTCAAATTTGAGCCGAAGATCCGCAAAGGAGTTTCCCATGTTTGTTGCCGGTCCCTACAAAGCGACTTACGACGGTCAGAGCATCGGCGTCACGGAACGTGGATTTGAACTGGAAGTCAACACCATGGAGCAGTCCATCATCGGGGACGATATGGGTGAATCCGTGCAGGATGACGTTTACACGGGCATGAACTGCTTCCTGAATTTCGTCTTGCAGGAATACTCCCACACCGGCATCCAGCGGTCGCTGTTCTGGCCTTTCCACGCCACGTTCGGCAAGCTGGGTCTGGTTGGCCGGATGAAATGGGATCTCTCCAAACCGCTGGTCCTGACGGCATTGGTCGGCACGCGCGTAGCTCGCGGCGACATCGCCCTGGTCTCTTCCGGCCCGACGACCATTACCTTCCAGAGAGCAGTGCTGGCGGGAGGCTATCCCATCCGCATGATGTTCTCTGCCCGACACCGCAACATCCCCTTGCGGTTCAAGTCCTATCCGACTCCGACGGACTTGCTCCCCAGCACGACTTCCCCCATGGGGTACGACAGTGTTTCGGAAGCAGCGGTGTTCACCATCGTCTGAGCAATGTCTCTTCCAGAAAAACGGGTAGGGGTGAATGTCCGACAACCACACCATTACGTTCAACCTTGCGGATAATTCCGCTGGTTCCGGAGCGCCCCTTCCGGATGTAGGTCCGGATCCCGTAAATCCGAATCCTCCGAGTCCTGGCGGGGGTGGTGCGGGTCCTGGCGGGGGTGGTGGCGGAAGTGGTGGAGGTCCCCCTGGTCCCGGTGGCGGTAGCGGTGGACCTCCCGGTCCTGGCGGCGGTCCTCCCGGGGGTGGAGGTCCTGCCGGTGGTCCGACTCCAGTCCCCCCTGCTCCCCCTGGTGGAGGAGGTCCTCCAGGCCCTGGTGGTGGACCTGCGGGAACGGTAACGGCGGTTGCTTCCACAATCATCGCGTTGATTGCCATTTTCCGGCAACTGACCGCCGTGGCAACCAACTTGGCTTCCGCGCTGGGAAACATTCCTCCCGCAGCGGCGAGGATGGCGTTCGGCAGCGGTTACGGTCTGATGGGTGGCGTTTCCACCATTGCTTCATCCACTGTGCGTGCCGCCACCAGTCTGATTCCTTTCCCCGGTGTTTCCGATGTGGCTGGAATTGCCGTCAGCAGTTTCTTCCGCACCATCGAAGAAATCAAACAAGGGGTGAAAGCCATCGAGGAATCGGTGGAAGGTCTTTCCCCGGATGTTGCCGTATCTTCCGCTGAAAATCAGATCCGTATTCTGGAACATTTGTTGTATCGGGCGGATGTAATCGGTGAGGACCTGGGTGAAACAGTTCGGATGCGCGGTCAGCTTGAAGCAATTTGGATAGACATTTCCACCAACCTCACCAAAGCGATCATGCCGGATCTGAAAGCCGTTTTGCAGGCACTCCTCACGATCAGCAGAATGATCGAATTGATTTCCCGTAATACCCCGGCGATGACGGATGTAATCGATGCAATTCAAGTTGCCCTGACTGTCACCTTTCCGGCAGCAGCAGTTCAAGTTGCCCAGATGCTGGACTTTCTGGAGATTATTTCCGAACTTTTGAAAAAGTCCGAAGTGGATATTGATGCAAACACTTTGGCGGATATTCAGAAATTCCTGTTAAACCCGATTCCGGATCATGTCCGTTACGGAGGCGGAACCAAGTTCACTCCTCCCGCTGCTGCAGGTGCTGCCGGTGCTGCCGGTGCAGGAGGTCCTTGATATGGCTGGCAGACTTATCAGCGTCGGAGAAGTCACTTACAACGGAATCACTTTCCCGCCCGCACTATCTTCCAAGGCGCTTCTGGAACCGCAGTACGATCCTGCTCACCGGGTAGTCCGCTGGACGGAAATCAACCTGACGGTGGAGTTCGTAGTCACCACTAGTGACTTGCCCATTAAGGGTACCACCAGCGCCGACAACTCCCTGGAACTTATCCGCATCGCTCTGTCCGAAGCGGGAGGTCCGTTGACCTTCATGCTTCAGGGATTCGGATTCGTTGCCGTGAATGTTCCGGAAGGAGCAACCGTCGGCACTTCCGTGTACGGGTTGAATTACACACCGCAACCTTCCGTCTTGGTCTGGGAACCCATCGGCGCTAATCGGGCGGTACGCGTGGTCTGGACCTGTCGGATTCAACTGGAAAATTGTCTCAGCACTTATTCCAGGGCCTATCCCTGGTATCCGCACAGTTACAACTGGGAAGCCTCGTGGAACATCAACGAGGACGGAATGTCGGTCCGGTCCATCAACGGTGAACTGACTCTGGCCGGATACTATTCGGTCCAGTTCGCCGGGAACTATCACGACCGGATCAACATCGCCATCAAAAATTACGTCTACATCATGGCGGATTTGTGGCGGGAAAAAATCTCGCAGAACATTCTCCCCATTCCCGGGTTTCGCCGGAATCAGGAATGGTCCCTGGACAAGACCAAAGCGGTTCTCCGTTTCCGGATTCAAGACACGGAAATTCCCTCCCCCAACCCCTACCCTCCGTATGTCGTGGATATGGATATCGATCATTCCATGTCATCGTCATTCGGTCAGAAGGGTCTGTACCACGGTCAGGGAATGCGTACCTGGCGCAGTAGTATCAGCGGCAATGTGAAGCTGGCTCCCTGCGTCGGACGCAACCATGCCTACAACGTCTTCATCATGGTGGTGAAAGACCGACTTTCGTGGCTTTCCATCGGACATCCCGACAAACCTCCGGTCCCCGGGATGCCGGAAGAAATCAAGCCGAACGAATCTCCCGAAGAACGTGCCCAGCGTCTGGAAGTCAAAAAGAACTGCTGGTACTTCCCCATCAGCCTGACCATGAAGGAGAAAATCTTCCGCCGGGAATTCTCCTTCACTTTCGAGTATCTCGTCGGAAGCAGGCTGGAAGACCTGTGGAAATCCTCCCGTATCTTCATGATGCTGGACGATACGGTTAATGGAAAACTGAACTGGGACAACCACTCCCTTTCTCTGGCAGTGGATGTGCATCACTCCCGTGGCAGTGCCGGTTTGAGACTGACCCCTACCGGAACCGGTGAATACGATCTGCTGGTGAACTCTTGCAGTTACGCCAATTCAATCACCAGCGGTGGGAATTATATGTCGGGCACTCTGCCTTCCGTTTCCAATGCCCGTCTAGCCTGTGTTCCTCCCAATATCCCCCCGGATCAACCGCAGCAACCTGTCCCGGCTCCGGGATCTCCCTGGGCAAGTCCCGATAGAACTGCCACAGGTCCGGTAGGCGGAACCGTCATTGCCCAAAGCACCATTGATGCCGCCAAACTATTTACCCCGGCGCCAGCCACTCCGGAACAAAGCTGGATCGATTTTTACAACGCTTTCTACATCCTCGAAATTCCCAACACGGTGGCTTACGCCCGCATCCGGAACGTCTCTGACGAAAACATCCACACCCAATCCGTTTACACGAATGCAGCAGCAGGCGGGTTCCAGATAGCCAACAACGTCTCCAACACAGGACGGGATGCCAACCCGCATTCCATTCAAATCCGTGGAGACTCCCAGTACATCGTGACCATGGTCGGCTACGCTGTCAGGGCCTATTACTCCATTCCGACCCCCACCCTGCAATCTTTCGCAGGACAACCCGCATATCGCGAAGGCGGTGAATGGTCCCACCGCGAATACGTCCGATCCAATACCAGTCCGATTTACGTCGCCACATGGAGAATCCCTTTCCGCATTACAGGATTGGTTTCCGGGACTTATCTTTCCGGTAACGCCGTCCATAACGCACAACCCCAGAATTATGCCTGATTTATTCCCACGTTAGGAGAACCTTATGACCAAGCTGACCATGACCATTCCCGAAAACACCATTCTGGAAGTCTGCAATCCGGAAGGGGTGACCATCCTGACCGAGGACATTATCACCCTCGATCAGGAATTGGCGGCATCCCAGACAGGTATCCCCCAGGAAGAACTGATGCGGGACCGGTCTGAGTGGTGCGAAAGATATGCCGCTGCGTTGTCCGCCCGTGCAACGGGACCAATTACCCCCTTTCAGGCATACCTGATTGCCGTTCGCGTCAACAAAGTCATGAAGGAAATCCTGGGAAACTGAAACCGCTCGCCAGAGTCTACCGTTCCTACGGCGTCAATGCCCTGGAACTTCCGCAGCACATGATTTACTACCTGCATCTGTTGGAAGCGGGGTTCCGGGCGGAAGAGGAACTTCAAGCCCGCCGTGTGCAGGGAACTCTGACGAGCGATCACCTTTACAACTTGGTCTTAGCATCCACCGGAGATGTGGAACAGGCGGAAAAAGCGGAAGCGGATTTCATCCTGGCTACCATGAAAACCAAATCCGGGACTGAATCATTCGGAGACGAATCCTAAGAAGGATCGAGGACGGAGAAAGTCATGACAAAGAAGCATTACAAACCCTCCGAACTGCTGGGTGGTCCGCGTACTGCCGACTATCTGCCGTCCTATCTCCCCAGCCATTTCTCCATTCACCGGACCCGTCCGCCTTTCTCGTCCTTCATTATCCGCGAGATGCTGACGGACCCTCGCATCATCTTCGGACTGTGGCTCATCAAGGGTCCGATCCTCACATCCGCCAAGTTTGAAATCGAGGCACCTTCCGCCGACATCCAGAATTTCATCCAGAAAAATCTGAAACGGTTCTGGAAGAACAGTGCTTCCCGCGCTTTGAAAGCGGTGGAATGGGGTTACTCCGCTTCGGAAGTTCTCTACCGCCTGGAAGACGGTCGGGTGCATTTCGATATTCTCCGTGACTTGGAACCGCTCGACTGCCGTGCCATTACCAAGCAGGGTGAATTCCAAGGCATGACCGTGGATAACGTCCCCCAATTCAGCGATCAGGAAGCCACCACGGTTGGAGGAGGGGGCGCCCGTGGAAAAATCTTCCTGGGAGGTCCCAAAGCGTTCTGGCATGTTCACGGACGGGAGAAGCACCCCTGGTACGGTATGAGCCGTTTGTACGGATGCCACATCCCCTGGTGGGAGCAGTGGTCGGACGGCGGCTATCGCGACATCCGGCGACTCTGGTTTTACAAGAACTCCTTTGAGGGTGGCATCATCTATCACCCGCCTGGAACGGTACGCACCAAAGAAGGCACGGTCGTCTCAAACCGGGATCTTGCCCGGGAACTTTTGGAAAAGAAGCGTGCCGGTGGAACACTTGCCCTGCCCAACACCATGCAGGACACCAAACGGTCCTGGGAGTATGAACCTCCTTCGGCCAATGCCGTCCCGACCGGCTTGCTGGAATACGGCGACCTCCTTCGTCGTGAAGTGCTGGAAGGCATGGGTATCCCCAACGAAGTCATCGACGCGGGTGGTAATCAGGGATTCGGCAGCAGCAGCGGACGTAAAGTCCCACAACTGGCGTTCTTTTCCACGCTTCAGGAATTGGTGCAATGGCTTGTCTCCGACATCGACAAGCAGATTCTCCGTCCGCTGGTCACCATGAATTTCGGGGACGACCTCAATTACGAAATCAACGTCCTGCCTTTGACTGACGAACTGGACGAGAACAAACCCCAGGACCAGAACCCCAATCAGCCTCAACAGGAATACGACGAGGAAGGCAATCCTATTCCTCCAGAAGAAGGGGGTGGAGGGGGTCCTCCGGGAATGAATCAAACTTCCCAGCCTCCCGGTGGAAAGGGTTCCCCGGAGATGATGTTCCCCAATGACCGGCAACAGGCATTCGGTTTAGAATCCCGTCGTTCCCGCGCCCTGAAACGCAAGGCACCGCTCCGTATGGCAGTTGTTGCCGGGAAGTCCGGAAGCTGGACAACCATCGGCGGTCAATCCGGTGAAGGAGAGGACGGAGAGAAAGTCGAACACAAAGGTGGGATGCACGTTTTTGTTTCCAAAGACGGCAAAGTTTTGGCAGGAGGTCCCCGTGCATTACATGGCAAGCACATCTCTCAGGCGGGAGAAGTCCTTGACAGACTTCGTAGTCCCAAGGGACGACCTTCGGATTCCGGGACCAAAGGTAGCCCCAAGGGAGCCCCTCGCCGTGGGGGAGCGCGCCCCCATGCGAAACCCAAGGGAGAAATGCAGGACGACGGGAAAGCCTCTGGAAAGGCCCAGGACGGCGCCAGCGGGTTTCCCTGGGAAAATGATCCAGACCCGTCTGCACCCTCGTTACCGAGCGAGGCAGACCCCATCACGGACATCCTACAGACCATTGCCGGTAAGGACCCCACTGATCAGGAGGGTTTTCTTGAATACATGAAGGAAGCTCACAAGGAGCTTCAAAGCGAAGCCGAATTCGGCGCCAGGGCCAAAAAAGCCATGGACAAACTGGCTCAATCGGCTGGCGGTACGGAATCCTCCAAAACGGTGATGAAGAAAAAACCCATTAAGGACAAAGACACCGGAAAAGTCACCGGCTACGAACGAGTCCCCACCAAGGTTTCTTACACCCGTTACGACCCGACCTATGCCCCGACTTTCGAGAAGGCAGTTTCCAAACTCGCCAAGGAGGTCAAAGGTCTGGACGTGGGGACTTTCAAGGACCTCGCCCGGGAGCATTGGAATACCCGCTACGCGGATCAGTACGAGCAATACAAGATGGAGATGGATATCCGCAAGCGGTTCCATGATGCCTACGGTCTGTCCCCCATCGGTCTCCGTCGCATGGAGAATGCCGGAAAGGATTTCACCGGCAAACACAAAGGTGGTGGTAAAAGCGGCAAGGAAATCCTCCCCGGCTTCGACCGTTTCTCCCGTTCCATGGCTTCCGAATACCAGTCCTTCCGCTGGACGAATCGGGATGACGAGAAAGCTGTTGAACAGGATATGTGGGAGATGATGATTAAGGATCAGCCGGAACGTCCTATGCAGATCACCGACAAGGCATTCATGCAGGAGGTCCTGGGTGAATACCTTTCCGGAATGGATGCACCCACGGAACCTGTTCATCTGACCCATGATCGGGTGATCCAGCGTGCCATCGACAAATGGGACAAGGACAGCGAATTCAACCCGGGTTCCGAGAACTTCTGATTTAATCCCACGTTACGGGAAGGCACTCCATGGCGGTCTACAGCGTCAGTTTCCAACTGGACGGCATCGATGTCATTGACGCCAGGGACATCTTGCGTGCCTTGCGGCAATCCGGACAACGGACGGATCATGTGGAGGGTTGGGCGAATTCTGTACGGATCTCAGCAGGACCCGTGGCGGGAAAAGCCTACCTATTGCTTTCTAAGAGTGATCTTGATGATATCTACGAATCCTACAGCGTTACTTCCCTGGACGGGGTGGGTTACGTCTGTACGGCGAATATCCACGACACGGAAACTAATGCTACGATACAGGTCTTCGGACTCTGCCCCGTCAAAATCACTTCCGTCCTGACTTCCAATGATCCCACGAACGACAACGATAACGTCTACCTCGTGGAGTTTGCGGACGCCCGTCATGCCGCTGCCCGGAGTGCGGTGAACTATGCCTACAACATGCTTCTCCACGACCGTACCGGAGGGGTCTACATGCACACGTCGCAGGACGGTGCAGGGACTCCCTGGACGTGGGAGGAAATGCTTACCGACCTCTGGAATCTGCTTCCCGACTGCATGGGAGCTATCGACCTTACCCTCGCCACTCTTCCTTCCGATGCTCCCAAGAATTATGACTTCCAGGGCTGGAATGCCTGGGATGCCATTACCAGCGCCCTGGCGGAAATTGACCACTGGGTAGTTTCTTCTCTGGATGGAACCTTCGCGATTGAACCGCGTTCAGCTTCCATCCCCGATCCGTCTACCACCACAACGACGTGGGGTCACCGGCTGATCGACCGCAGTCACGCCAAGCAGGGTCAGGTGATCCCCGAGACCGTGACGGTTTTCTTTCCCAGAAAAGACGATTACTTCCCCACAGATGGTCTATCCGATGAGCAGACCTCCAAGGAGTATCGTCTTTCCCGGATGTTCCATGTGGTTCAGGTGGAGACCAGTGACATTCTCGCTTCTGTGGAAACGGTGCCAGGGTCGCAGCAGGTCCTGCACGCCACCATGGATGCCCTGTTCGATTCCACGGGGGCAATCACCAACGAATCCGCCTGCGAAGCCCACGCCGCTCTCAAGGCGGCGCGCTGGCTGAATTACGTTTACAAAGACCCGCTTCACGAAATCTACAACGGTGTGCTGGACATCAGCCCTTCCGGGACGCTCTCCGGAGTCATCTGGCATGACTTAGGTACAGGACTGGTGACGGAACTGGTTTACAGTCATCACGGGTATGTGGTCCCGGCGCCCATGCACGGCAAGTTTGAGGATTACGATTACGCCGGTCCCGCCGACATTTCCCGTCAGCACATCGACCCGGACTACTGGTGCGTAGCCCGCCTGGACAGCGAACTCTACCCGCACGGCAGTGCTTCGGCCCGGGTATGTTCCATCCAGAAAGATGGGTATGGGAATGTATCTGTTATCCCCCACAATTCCAAACCCACCACGATCTACGAAGTCCGGAACAAAGGATTGCTCTCCGGGGATACGGTCATTGCCCACTATCACCAACAGTTGCGGGAGTGGATAACTGCTGGGGACTTGTCCTACAACATGGCTTACGATGCTCTGGCGAAGTTGGCAAGCAATATGTGCCCCGATGACGCCAGTGGCAGTCTCACCGATGTGGAGATCCTTTCGGAATACCCGTATACTATCCCTGGGGGTATCCCCACTTCCGCATTGAATTTATTCCACCTTAGCGGACTACAGGGGTACTGGGTGTTCCTGAAGTATTGGCCCAGGATGCAGTCGTGGTTCATCGTGCAGGTTCAGCACCGGTCCTTTGACGTGCCCGTGGAGAATGAATTGACCCAGGCGGACAAGTTCCTGATGTTTTCTTCACAGGGTCAAGTTGGGGACTGCGCCATCAAGGGGCATGTTTTGGACAAGGTATCCCTGATGTCTTGTATGCAACCCGATTGGAAAGAAGAAATTCCGCTTTACCATCGCGGTTTCGTGACGGAAGTTTCCAAACAGGATGTGCAGGGCGACTGCCCAAAACTGGTCTACAAGGCTTCCACTGCCTGCCTGTTTGAGGAATCCGACGGTCAGGGTGACACGGAAACCACCATCATGGAATTCGAGGCACAACTGATTGTGACCGGATTCTACGACACCGGAACCTGTCTGCGAGCGGTTTACCAGGGTGTCTGCGTGGCGGGTGTCAGTACGGCACAGGCGGAACAGAATATCATCTGCGGTGTCGATTGCGAAGGTTCTAGCGGGTCCAGTGGTCAGTAATCATGACACTCCTGATTTACAAATGGAGGGGGAATTATCTTCGTCGGAATCAATTCCGAGACCGGTTCGGACTCCCAGGGTGGGCAATTCATCAGCGATGCTGCTGCAATACCTGCTGCGGACGTAATATTCCGGGGCCTCCTCCCTACAAAGAAGGTCCGACCTACTATCCGCTGACCATGCACATCAAGATTTCCCCTCTTGGGAAATGCGCCTGTCCGGATCCACCTTTGACCTTCGATCTGGAATGGGATGGAAACCAGTGGTACAAGGCATCCGAAAGCATCGGGTACTGCCCGGGGTTCTACGAAGACCTGACTGATATCTGGCTGCAATGCAGTTCCGGGAACTGGTATGCCCATTTCAAATGGGGTACTGCCTGTTTCGACCAGATTTTCCAGTTGACCCCTGTCCTGAATTCCCAGGGTCAGTGCGATCCGTTTTCCGCCAGCAAAGAATTGACAATCACCACTACGGATCCCTACTGCTGCGGTTTCTCCACCCCTCCCATTACGGATAAACGCATTTTAGTGGAGGTATGGGAATGAGTGTCGATATGGATGTCCAACGGATGATGGAAGAGATGCAACAGCGTCTGGCTTCCAAAATCCCTCCTTCACCACCTCCTTCGCACGAAGCGATGACCACCCTGTTGAACCCCTGTCCGGAATTCGGTCCGGGAACAGAACTGAAACGGATCTTCAAGTGGTTCGGACAGAAGGAAGTTACCGGTTGCCGTTGCAGCGATACCGCCTGCACCATGAACCTCAAAGGTCCTGAATGGTGCCGCGAAAACATGGAATGGATCTACAACCGGATTTACATGGAAGCCGATAGCCGCAAGATCGGTTACCTGATCCGTCTGGCGAAACCCATCTTCCGCATGGCAGTGGAACAGGCGATTCTCCTAGCCATCCGTAATGCGGGATTAAATACCCGACCACTACCCACCGAGTGATTTATGCCGGTAAATCTCGATGTAGAACTGATGTTGGCAAAGCAGCGTGAAACTGTCAGTCAACGCCGATACAAGCACCTACAGGATCAAATCGACTTTCACCGAACTCTGATAGCCGACACTCTGGCACACATTCCAAGATATCCCGAAAATAAGTATGCCGGTCGGGGTATCGTCACCATTGCCGGTGGTCAGACCTATTTTTCCGGTGGATACGTTCTCTGCAAACTATTGCGTCACCTGGGTTGCAAACTCCCGATTCAGGTTTGGTTTCTGGACCGATCCGAGATGGACCCCTACATGCAATCCCTGATCGAGGGGATTGGGCCAGACATTTCCTGTGTGGACGCCAGTGTCTTTCTTCCAGAAAAACCACCGCATTTGGGTGGTTGGGAATGCAAAGTCTATTCCATTTTGCATTGTCCTTGGCAGGAAGTTCTCTTTCTCGATTCCGATCAGGTTCCCGTCAAAGACCCGACTTACCTGTTTGATACACAGGAATACGAAGCAGCCGGAACTATTCTCTGGCCGGATTTCTATTCAGACGGAGGGTGGGATATTACCACCCAGGCATTCAAGGCAGCGGGGTTGCCATTCCCTAAAGAGGGTGCCGAGTTCTACGACAAACTTCGAGACAAAATTAAAGTTCGTGGAGGTTACATTCCGGTGGAATCCGGTCAGTTGCTGATTGACAAGAAGCGTTCTTGGACTGCGCTGCAAATCTGCAAACTGATGAACATCCATTCCAACTTCTGGTACCAGTATATTTACGGAGACAAGTCAACCTTCTACCTCGCCTGGAACCGTACACACACAACTTATGCTGTTCCACCTTCCTGCGGATGGTTGGGCAACAATGACGGCGGATGTTTCCTGCAAAAAGATTTCACCGGAGAAGTCGTCTTTCAGCATCGTTGCCAACCGGTGACCAAATGGGACCTTCTGGGATATAACAAACACCCCGAGGGTTTTGTCCATGGAAATCTCGTGGATGCCTACCTATCGGAACTGCGTCAAGCCTGGAGGGGGGAAACCCGTTACCCTGGACCTGCCTGGAAGATGTTGCGGAACCCGCAAGAGATTGGTATCTGGACCGATAATGTTCTGTTGAACACTTACCGCTTACCGGAACGCTTCCCAGGCAATTCTGTAGTTCTAGACATCGGTGGGCATGTCGGATGCTTCGCCAGCGAGTGTTTGACTCGCGGCGCCATGCGGGTCTTCTCCGTGGAACCTGATGATTTCAATTTCCAATGCCTGTGTCAGAACATGGCGGAATGGGGGGACCGATCTGTCCGTATTCATGCTGCTGCTTTGGATGTCTTGGGACATTCCTTCATTACCCCAGGCACCCACACAGGGGAAAATTACCTCCACACATCAGGCCAGTTCTGCCTGACGATTCCATTCTGGTGGCTGATAGGACTTTGCGGTCTGAAAATCCACACCCTGAAATTGGACTGTGAAGGGTCGGAATGGGTGCTGCTTCGACAAGATTTGTCGAGAGTTCAAAATTGCGTGGGAGAATGGCATACACCTGAAATGAACCATTCGGCGGAAGAACTGCAATCTCTCTTGGAAGCCCAGGGTTTCACCACCATTGAAATCCAGCATCACCCGGAACTTCCAGGGAAACTCGGACAATGGTGGGCATCCCGCGCATAAAAAACCCGGACAGGATTAACCTGCCCGGGAACCCCAGGAGACTTGGATCAGTCTGCCTACCTCCATAATATGCAGACTGTCCTTGGCGTCAAGTGCAGGTTGACGCACTTCTTCCTACAGCTATAATACGGTGTCGCTACCTACACACCGCACCGGAGCAGAATCATGACAACCAAGAAACGCCGCAAGATCACGACTATGAAAGCCTTGGAGGAAATTCTGGACTTCACTCCCATCGAGGACCCACCAACCAAAAGCATGAGTCGGTCCAAGGGTCGCCGGTCTTCCCTGGGAGTCCGCCTCTTCATCTGGAATTTGTTCCAATTGAACGAGAATCTCCCCAAGTCAAAAAAGCTGACCAACGTCATGTTGGAAAAGAACATCCGCGAGGAATTTTCCAACCGCCCATCTCTGCTGACGTCCATGGATTCCGGACGGCAGGGCGTCAACTGGTGGAGATTACTGTTCAACACCGGACAGCTTCTCAATTCCAAGGGAACCCCTCCCGTCATCTCCCTGCGGTACAACCATCACGGTGATCCCGTAGATAGCCGCACCGGGAACAAAGAACTCCACGAAGCGGACATTGTGGAACTGTGTCGCAAGTACGGTATCGAGGATGCCCGTTTCACCGGATGATTTATTCCCACCTTACAGAAGGGTTGGCTATGCCCAACAAAGTATGGAAACAGGCGGAACGGAGGGGGGCGGCATCCTTCGGCACCAAACGGAATTCTCTGTCGGGGGGTGCCTCCAAAATGACCCGTTCAGATACCATCCACCCACGTTTGTATATCGAGCAGAAGTACGCTGCCCGCAATGCGACATGGACTCTGTGGGACGACACGGCGGAAAAGGCGGCAAAAGAGAATGCAGCACCTTTCGAGTGGGAGTTGTACTCTTCCAGAAAAAGAGCTGGAGGAAAACCCCAGAAGAAACGTCCGTTAATTCTACTCCATCGTAAACGCTCAAAAGGGTTCCTCGTTGTCGTTCACATTGACGACCTGCCGGAAGTAGCCCGGGAGTGGTTTCGTGCGAACGGCGGCTTCCTGGGAACTCTGGCGGGCGATCCTGACCTCTGTGGAAAACCGCAGATCCAATCCGACCAGAACCCCCTCAAACAGAGGAAGAAGAAAAAGCTCGTAACCCCCAAAAGGAGAGGAAAGCAGAATGCCGAGAAAGAAGAAAATCCGATTCAAAAAATCTGAATTCAACGCCAGACGGGAGCATAAAACCAGTGCCCGTCGAGTTTCTCGACGCCGCGTTTATAAGCAGAAGCTGCTTATTCCTACGGCAGCGGAATCCGAAGAATTTCTGGGCAAGCTGGCAAAGACCAGTCGTCGCCGTAATAAGACTGCCGGGGATTCCCTCTGGGACCTCGACCGAGACGGGATCACCTACAGTGCCATCAGCAAGTTCATGACCTGTCCGGAACGATTCCGGCTGGCGATGGTCGAGGGTTGGTCGGAAACCGGTCTCTCGGCGCCATTGGAATTTGGATCGGCTTTTCACTACTGTCTGGAAATGGCGGCATCGGGAGTCGGGGAAAAAGAAATCCCACGCATCTTGGATGAGTACACCCAGACCCGCATCAAGGAAAATCGCCGCATGACTCCTGAGCAGATTCAGGAGTTTGAAAACCTGATGTCCATGGTGGAAGCGGTTTACCAGGGGTACGTCAAATACTGGGCGAAAGAAGACGACCCGTCCAAGAAAGTCTACATTTCGCGGGAAGAAACTTTCCGCGTACAGTATCCCCTGCCGTCGGGACGGCAAATCACTCTTCGCGGTCGCTGGGACGAAGCCTATCGGGACCTGTCCGAATCCAAGGATTCCAACGGATACAACCGCATCTGGTTGCAGGAGAACAAGACCAAGGGGAATATCGACCAAGATTCCCTGCAATCCATGTTGTCCCAAGACCTGCAATCCATGTTCTATTGCGTCACGTTGGCCTGCCGTTTCATGGAGGTTCCGCAGGGCATTCTTTACAACGTGATTCGTCGTCCGCAACTTCGCCCGAAGAAAGGGGAAACTATCCCTTCATTCAACGCTCGGGTACAAGATGATGTGGCTGCACGACCGTCTTGGTACTTTATGCGGTGGAAAACTTGCCTGGAACCTGGGGACTTGGAAAACTGGTGTTTGCGGAGCTTGAACCCCCTGCTTGAAATCGTGGTGAAGTGGTGGGATTCTGTGAAACACAACCCTTTCGACCCGTGGGGAGAGCAGGTCGATTGGAAAGTGCCGTGGACGGAACAAGTCCTCAAAGCACGCCTACAGAACATCCATTATCAGCGCCCCTTCGGAGTCTACGACTCTCTTGGATCGGGCCAGAGGGGCGAGTTTTTCGAGTACCTGACCAGGGGGAGTTCCTACGGACTGAAGAAACGGAAAGAGGTATTCCCGGAACTGGCGGACTGATTTATTCCCACGCTGGAAGGGTGTACCTCGACACCCGACACCGGAAATAGCTTTCTTCCAGAAAAACTGAAAGGGGGGTATTTACTTAGATAGACACATCCGTATACTTCGGATACTGACCGAGACGAAACCACCCGCAGGAGACTCACATGGCATCAACCAAGAAAGTGAATAAGACGCAAATGAAGAGGCGTCTTGGAAAGGGCTCACCGGGAAAGCAGATTCCCGAATACGAGGGAATCCCCTCGTTGGAAGACATCAACTGCCCGCCCGAGGACTTCTTCTCCTACCACCTTGCCATTTACGGAGAGAAGGGGGTAGGCAAAACTTCTCTGGCATCCCAATGGCCGAATGCTCTAACTTTCATGTTTGAGCGCGGTCGTCGTAACCTGCCCATCCGACAAATCCCTCGTCGTCTCAAGGACGGTTCCATGCAGCCTCCGTTGACGTGGAACGAGATGGATAAACCCTGCACGCCGTTCTTGCCGCTGCTGATGGAAGCAGTGGAGGACAAGAGCGTGAAAACCATCGTTCTTGACACGATTGACCGTGCCTATGAGGCATGTTTCGAGTATGCCTGCTGGGAAGAAGGAGTGTCCCATCCCAATGCTGCTTCTGAAGGTCATCAAGTCTGGCAGCGGATCAAAGACGAACTAGAACACGCATTGGCATTGGTCTCCGATGCCGGAAAACAGTTGGTGCTGATTTCCCATGCCCGGGACAAAAAGATCATTTCCCGTCTGGGTGGTGAGTACGACATCGTTTGTGCAACCTGCACACCGACTGCCTGGAAGGTCATTCAGACCATTTGTGATTTTGTGTTCTACTACGGATTCCACGGCAGTAACCGCGCCATGATGGTCCGTGGAAACGATCAGATCGTGTGCAGCAATCAGGTCCCCGGTCACTTTCTCGATCCCGAGGGACGACCGGTTTCCATCATTCCCATGGGTTCCAATGCCCAGGAAGCATTTCAGCAGATCCAGCTTGGGTTTGACAACAAGCTCTACGACATGGATCAGCCGGAAACCACCGCAACTACCACCAAGAAGAAAAAACGCCGTCGGGTGGAATGACCTGCGGCATTACGAACCATTTTCAACCCCACTTGAAAGGTACTGTTATGGCAAAGGCCAAAGGTAAGGGTCACTCTGAGTTCCTCGCCGCTTCCAAGCGTCTTCAATCCGCCTGGAATAAAGCCCGTAAGGTGAAGGACTCTTCGCGTCAGGACAACGCCAAGATCATCAAGGCGCTCGGTCTGAAAGACGGGGAAAGTCAGACCGTCGTCGCCCGTCTCACCCAGGTCTCCCTGGGCAAGGACAAGAAGAACAACCCCTTTGTTTCCATGTCATTGATCGGAAGTCGCGGCAAGGCGAAGGGCCTCCGTTTCGACCGCTTTCATTCTCTGGCGGACAAGAAGTTCAAAAACGGCGAATCCGTGTCGGCGGAAGAACTGATCGAACGTCTGATGATCGATCTGCAACGTCTCGGTTACGACACCGAGGGTCTGGAATTGAACGAGGAATTCCTCGAAATCATGGCGGAACTGGGCGAGGAAAAACCGGAAGTTCAGTTGTCCGTGAAACGGACCAAGGAATATGCCAATATCTTCCTCAACAAGCGTCTGGACGACGAAGAAGGCGCCGAAGCGGATGAAGACGAAGACGAGGAAGAAGAAACCGACGACGAAGATTCCGACGAAGAAGGAGACGATGACGCCGAAGAAGATGACGAGGAATCCGAGGAAGAAGAGTCGGACGAAGAAGATGGTGACGAACCGGACGAAGACGAAGAATCCGAAGAGGATTCGGAAGAAGAATCCGAAGAGGATTCGGAAGAAGAGTCCGATGAGGACGAATCTGACGAAGACGACGACGAGGACGACGAGGACGAGGGAGACGAAGCTGACGATACCGTCCCTGAGAAGGACGACGCCGTGATGTACAAACCCAAGGGCAGCAAGAAAACCCTGGAATGTCAGGTCACGACGGTCAACGTCAAGGCAAAAACGGTCTCTCTCCGTTGTCCGTCCAACGAGAGGGACTACAAGTCCGTTCCGTGGAGTGACATCGAAATCATCTACGAAGAATGACATGGGTCGGCTCCCCATGACAAGGCCCGGGAGGACCTGCCACACTCCCGGGCCTTTCTCTACCCCAGGAGGTCACCATGTTGCTTGCTATTGACACGGAATGCACCGGACCGGATTTTGTCCACGGATGTATGCCCTACTTCGTATCCACCGTCAACGACTTCGGAGAAATCCGCTGGTGGTCGTGGAAAGTGGATCCATTCACCCGCATCGTCCAAGTTGACCCGAAAGATGTGAAGGAAATCCGTAATTGGATTTATTCCCACGGTAAATGGGTATTCCACAACGCTAAATTCGACTTGAAAGCATTGGAAAAGATCGGTATCCAGCTTTCCCAGCATTTCGACCGGATTCACGACACTCTCATTTCCTCCCATGTCTTGGATTCATCAGAACCGCACGGGCTTAAAGACCTGTCCGTCAAATACCTCGACATCCCTGACGATGACGAACAGGAATTACTGAACGCCACCAAACAAGCCCGCGCCATCGCCAAAAAATTGGGTTGGCGCCGTGCCGAAGAGGGTGATCCCATGTTCCCGGGACTCCGTTCCGGGTTCGTCAAAATGGACACATGGATGCCCGCTCAAATAGCCGAGAAGGAAGATTACCCCAAAGATCATCCATGGCATACTCTGCTGTCCACTTACGGTATCCGTGATGCGGAACGGACGCTGCTGTTACGACGGATGCACGAAGAGGAATTGAATGTCCAGAAATTGGAGCATGTCTATCAGAGAGAGATGCAGTTGATGCCGGTGGTGTACTCCATGGAATCCAGGGGGATCACCGTCAACCGGCACGCTCTGGTGCAGGAATTGGAACGCTACGAACGGGAGTATTATCAGAGAATTCACATTTGTGAAAAGATTCACCGCAAATTCAAACGCGCGGATATGAATCTCAATTCCACCAAGCAACTGCGGGAATTTCTGTACGATTGTCTGGGACTACCGGAAATTTCGTGGACGGATACCGGACCTTCCACCGACCGCAATACCCTGACCATCCTGCGGGATGACCGTTGTCCCACCCGATCCCAATCCCACAAATACCTCACGGCACTTTTGGAAAGCCGGAAATACAGCACCGCCATTCGGTATCTTACCGGCTATTTGCAAAACCTCGTGGAATCGGTGGACGATAAAGTTTCCCGCCGCATCCACCGGTTGTTTCCGAATTTCAATCAGGTAGGTACCCGCACCACCCGTTTCTCTTCGTCCAACCCGAATGCTCAAAACATCAGCAAGGGGGTGACGGTCGAAGGTGATGACGGGGAAGACGTGAAAGAATTCCGCTTGCGGGTAGTGTTTGGACCCGCTCCCGGCAGGATCTGGGTCCCCATGGACTACTCCAATCAGGAAATGCGGATCTTCGCCTACGCGGCTCAGGATCATCGCCTGATCGAAGCCTTTGAACGCGGTGAATCGGTTCACATGATTATCGCCCGTGAGTTATGGGGCGACGATGTTACCAAGGAAAGTGACGAATACGGTTGGACGAAGAACGGAAATTTCGCTTTGATCTACGGAGCGGAAGAAGAAACGGCTGATTCCACCTACCATCAAAAAGGTGCCTACCACAAGATCCGCAGACAGTTCCCCCAGATTGACGCTTTCCTTGAAAAACGGGTACAGGAAGTTTCCGAAAACGGGTATGTCACCACCCTGGGCGGATACCGGTTGATGATCACTCCGGGAGAAGAGGGCTGGCGTCAGAAATGCTGCAACTTCTTCGTGCAGGGGTCAGCCGGTGAAATGGCGAAACTCGCCATGATTTACTGTCACGAATGGTTGGAATCGCACGGATACGACGCGCACATCACCATGCAGGTCCACGACGAATTGGTGTTCGATCTGGATTATTCTCGTCCGAAACTTGCTGCGTCCATCATCCGTCGTTTGAAATACCTGATGGAAGCTGCCGCCATGGTTCTGGGTGTTCCGGTCCCTGCATCCCCTTCGGTGACTACCACCAACTGGGCGGATAAAACCGAAATACCACTCCCGAAGAATTGTTTGATACACACACTGTAACCCCAGGATTTAATCCCACGTTAGGAGTAGGGTCATGTCGAGGAAGAAACAGGATCAGGAAACCGAAACTACACGTCCATTAGACCCCATCGAATTCCATGGAGTCGTTTTCTCCGGAAAGAGCGGAGAGAATCTGCTGGCGGAATGTCCGTTCTGCGGCAAAGAATTACATTTCTACGCCAACCCCAAAACAGGTCAGTGGGACTGCAAGGCATGCATGCTTTCCGGCAACGCTTACACATTTCTCGAAAAATACCATCAGTATTGGTTAGACTTGACCGAAGAAACCCACTACAAACTACTTGCCAAGGATCGGGGAATCCCCTGGAAAGTCTTCAAACGCCATGACCTCGCCTGGGACGCTTCGCAGGGTCGTTGGCTGATTCCGATTCACAACGTCAACGGCAAACTTGCCAATTTACGCACTTGGAATCCTATTGAAGGGGAACTGAATGCACGCACTTTACTGTCCACGAAAGGTTGCAAGAACCATTTGTATCGTGGTCATCTCATTCGTCCTGGCGGTCGTATTTACGTCTGCGAAGGTGAATGGGACGCCATGGCATGGGACTACCTGCTCCGCGCAGGGAACCTGCAATGCAAAGACGACGCCGATCAGCGTCTCAAAGAATTGTTCTCCCCAGAGAATTTCTCGGTCGTCGGTGTGCCAGGATGTACTTTCCTGTCCAGCAAGTCCTGCAAGAATCTTCAGGAAATGTTCCAAGCCCGTGAAATCATTCTGCTCTACGACAAAGATCCACCCAAAATTGTCAGTCCTGCCACCAAGAGCAAACCTGCTCGTACAATCCGTCCGGGTTACGACGGGATGGTTAAGGCAGCGGAGTCGCTTGCTGCTCTCAGCCCTTCGCCCCGTTCGATCCGCTGGTTACAGTGGCCGGATGAGGCGGTGACTCTGGATTGCGGTCTGGACATCCCAGGACCGGATACTAAATTCGACATCAGGGATTACGTTACGGCAGCGCGTGCTGTTCCTACTCCGCAGTACACCTATGCCGTAACGTCCCTGTTGAAACACCTGAAGAACTGGGAGATCCCCGAGGACAATCTCCCTCGTCTCAACGAGACGATCATTCCCGATATTATCCGTACCAAATTCAGCGAAGTGGTGCAGGACTTCCGTGAAAATCTGCATGTGGACCCCGCTTTCGTGGATGCCTTGCGTCTGGTCACGGCAGCAGTCTTTTCGGAAGAAATTCCCGGTGATCCCATCTGGATGTTTCTCGTGGGTCCCCCGGGCTCGGGCAAGACCACCATCGTGGAAGCGTTCGGACGCAGCAATCAGCATGTGGAAGCCATTTCCAAGCTGACTGCCAAGGCACTCATCAGCGGTTGGAAAACCGATTCCGGTGAAGACGTATCCTTTTTGCCTCTGCTGCATCACAAGACATTGGTGGTGAAGGATTACACCGCTGTGTTGTCCATGCCCACCCAGGTGCAGGAGGAACTGTACGGCATCCTCCGGGACGTGTATGACGGCGTGGTTCGCATCCC